CATAATGGCGTTTTCATCAGCAGCAGGTCACGGCAATTTACCTAACGGCAATTTTAGCCCAGTGATCTATTCCAAACAGGTGCAACTTGCTTTCCGCAAGGCATCTGTTGTTGAAGCTATCACTAACTCTGATTATTTTGGAGAGATAGCTCAAATGGGTGATTCAGTAAAAATTATTAAAGAACCTGAAATCACCGTAAAATCATATGCACGTGGTACGACTATCACACCACAAGATTTAGACGATGAAGATTTTTCATTGACTATTGATAAAGCCAATTACTTTGCTTTTAAAGTTGACGATATAGAAGAGGCCCACAGCCACGTAAATTTCGGCAGCCTTGCAAGTGATCGTGCTGCATATAGACTAGCTGACCAAATGGATCAAGAAGTTCTTGGTTATCTATCTGGTTTTGCACAAGCATCATTACATGCAAATGCAAGTACAGTAAATACATCTGTAAACGGTTCAAAAGCCGTATCTACTGCTTCAAGCGGTTCTAATTTAGTTGGTGCAGAACTATTGTCTTCAATGTCACTAGACGCATCTGACTTTACTAACACCTCTGGAAGCGCAGGTACAGCTAACCAATCTATTGGTATTGAGCCTCGTGCAGGTGGTGCTACTGCTGCGAAATCTGCAACTGCAGGTAACGCATTTCCATTGCAAATTCTTGCACGTATGTCTCGTTTGATGGACCAACAAAATGTTGATACACAAGGTCGATGGATCGTTGTAGACCCAGTATTTATGGAAGTCTTGAAAGATGAAGATTCACGTTTGTTAAATTCTGACTTTGGTGGGTCAGGTTTACAAAATGGATTGTCTGTGAGTAATCTACACGGTTTTCGTGTTCACTCATCTAACAACCTACCTGCATTAGGTACAGGTTCTTCAACTGTTGGTGGCTCAAACGCCTCTAACTTTGGAATCATTGTTGCAGGACATGATTCAGCAGTTGCAACTGCAGAGCAGATCAACAAAACTGAAACATATCGTGATCCTGACTCATTTGCAGATATTGTTCGTGGTATGCACCTATATGGTCGCAAGATTCTTCGCCCAGAAGCTATCGTTACTGCAGCATATAACTTGGCGTAAAGGAGGACTGAATAATGGCAACTATTACCGCAACTCTAGCTCCTGCACATGGGAGTGACTCACGTGGGCGACAGCCTTACATGGTGGAACAAACCATTGATCTGACTGCAAACAGCATTGCCCCAGGTGATGTAGTACAGGCTCTTACTGTTCCTGCAAATACACATATTGTTACTGCAGGTGTTCAAGTAACATCTTCTGCTACTCAGAACTCTGGTACTGATGCTACTGCAAGTTTAGGAACTGCTGTAGACCCAAATGAGTACGTTAATGTATTTGACATTGACGGTGCTTCTGATGGGGCATATGCACCATTAGTTACTACTTCTGGTGAAATAGTAATTACTTCTGCAGATACACTTGATGTAACTCTTGCAGGTTCAGGTGCATCATTTACTGCAGGTACACTACGTGTGTACGCAGTAATGATGGATGTTAGTGCACTTGGTGAAATGACTGCTAATGAAGTAGATCGTGACACACTCGCATAATTAAACTTTAGGGGGCAGGGCAACTTGCCCCTTTCATCTTATTTAAAGGTTATACAAATGGCAACTACGTACATTACATTAGTAAACGATGCATTACGAAGACTTAATGAAGTTACCTTAGATATATCGGGTGACGGTTTTGATACTGTACGTAATGTACAAGGTCTAGTTAAAGATGCTGTAAATAACAGTATAAGATTAATAATACAAGACGGTCAAGAATATCCTTTTTTAAAAACAACTAATACTCAAACATTAACTATAGCCCAAAGAACATATGATTTTCCTACAGACATGGGTACTGTAGATTGGGATTCGTTCTTTTTGAAAAAAACCAGTGGCCTAGATAATACACCTAGACATCTTAAAACAATAACTTATAATGATTATATACAAAATTATCGTACACAAGATGATGAAGGAGATCAAACAAATGGTATAGGTAAACCTTTATTTGTTTATCAAACACTAGAAGAAAAGTTTGGTGTTACCCCTCTTACTGATGCAGCGTATGAAGTAGAATATGTTTACTTTACTTTTCCTGCAGATTTATCGTTACATACAGATACAACAATTATACCTGATAGATTTAAACATGTTATAATTGATGGTGCTATTATGTTTGTTATGAGATTTAGAAGCAACGAACAAAGCGCAGCTATACATCAACAAAATTTTGAAGAAGGTATAAAAGCAATGAGGCGAATATTATTGGATGACAATTTATATGTAAGATCAACAGTAATAAATCGTCCACAGTCTAGTACTTTTAATAGTGTAATTTAATGCCAGATAATTTAGGATCATTTAAAGTTTTCTGTCAGGGTGGGCTAAACACTAGTAGAGATGTTTTATCCCAAGGTGAAACTTCACCTGGATCTGCTATAAAACTTACCAATTATGAGCCTTCTGTTACTGGTGGTTATCGTAAGATAAGCGGATTTAGTAATGATTTTGGAACGGTAACAGGCACAGGAAATGTGCTTGGAGTCTGTGTAGCTAATGGTATTAATGACGGCATACTAGCTTGTAGAACTCCCTCTAGCGGTAATAATTATTTACATAAATGGAATAACTCTACAAGTGCATGGGATGCCGTAACTACTTCTGGATCACCTACCATGTCAGGTGTAACAAAAGTTAGGTTTACTAAATATAATTTTGGTAGCCCAAAGGTAATACTTACAGATGGAGTAAACCCTGCAGCTACATATGACGGCTCAACTTACACTCAGATAACACACGCTAACGCCCCCGATGATCCCAAAGTATCCGCAATATGTAAAAATCATTTATTTTTAGCAGGTGATCCTAACGAAGATACTAATTTATATTTTAGTGCACCTTTAGCAGAAACAGACTTTAGTGCTGCTAACGGTTCTGGTGTTATAAATGTAGGTTTTCCTGTTGTAGCAATAAAGACTTTTCGTGATGCTTTGTTTATTTTTGGCACTAACAACATCCGTAAGCTTGTTGGTAATAATATTTCTAATTTCGTATTAGAATCAGTTACAGATAATCTTGGATGTTTAGCTATAGACAGTGTTATAGAAATAGGTGGTGATTTACTATTTCTTTCACAGGATGGTCTACGTCCTATTTCAGGTACAGATAAAATTGGTGATGTAAATCTAGAAACTGTATCAAAAGACATTCAGTCAGTTTTTACGGATGTTGTTTTTGATATTGACTTAGATGGCTTAAATGCTGTTGTTGTCAGAGGCAAAACACAATTCAGGTATTTTTTCTCTGCTGTTGATACGCAAGGTATTATAGGTGGATTTAGACAAACACCTAATGGATTACAGTTTGAGTATGGGCAATTACTAGGTATTACAGCTACCTGTGCAGACAGTGGTTATATAGGACAAAACGAATTTGTATTACATGGAGATAGTACAGGTAAAGTTTATAGACAAGAAAAAGGTAATAACTTTGGAGGAAGCGATATATTTAGTGCTTTTCAAACTCCTTATTTTTATATGGAAGACCCAGAGCAACGTAAAATATTTTATACTATAGCAACTTACTTACGCTCTGAGGGTGATAATGAAATACTAATGTCAGCAGTGTATGATTACGAAGATGTAAATGTATTAAACCCCAATGACTTTACAATAAGTAATGCAAATGCTGCTGCTTATTATAACGAAGCTGCATATGCTGCTGCTGATGCTACTAGTGGTGCTGTTTACGATGGTAGTCCTGCGCCTATACGAAGAACAAATGTATCAGGATCAGGAAAATCAGTTTCAATAAGATATGTTACAAATGACACAAAACCTTCACACAGTATACAAGGTTTAGTAATTACATTTGGGGTAGGAGATAGGTTATAAAATGGCAGGTTATTCAAGGCAATCCTCAACAACTATACAGCCTAATGAGGTTATTAAAGCTGCACCAGTAAACGCAGAGTACAATGCATTAAGAGATGCGTTTGCTGTATCAGGTGGACACAAACACGATGGTACTTCTACTGAAGGTGCATATGTGCCTCTTATAGCTGATACTGATGCGTTAAACAAAGTTGTAGTAGATACAGGTAACAATAGACATGGGGTGTTTGTCGAGGTTTCCTCTTCAGCAGTTGAACAAGTTAGATTTCAAGACGGTGTAATTGTACCCGTAACAAATAATGACATAGATTTGGGTACAAATTCTGTAGAGTTTAAAGATTTATTTCTGGATGGCACAGCTACAGTAGACACACTTCAAGTAGATGAAAATGCTACAGTGACAGGCAACCTTACTATAAACGGAAACACTACTCTTGGTAACGCTGCCTCAGATACTGTTACTGTTACTGCTGACGTTGCCTCTCCTCTTATCCCTTCTGATGATGACACACATGACCTTGGTGCTGTAGGCTCTGAGTGGCGTGATTTGTATGTTGATGGTACAGGATATATAGATAGCCTTGTAGCTGATACTGCAGATATTAATGGTGGTACAATTGATGGTGCAGTCATTGGTGGTAACAGTGCTGCTGCAGGTAGTTTTACTACAGTAGGCTCTTCTGGTTTAGCCACATTAAACTCACTTACAGTAACAGGTGCTACTGCTCTTAATGGTGGTCTTACTATGGACACCAACAAGTTTACTGTCGCAGATACAAGCGGTAACACTGCAATAGCAGGCACGTTAGATGTTACAGGTCAAACAACTGTTGCTGACTTTACAGCTACAGGAACTACTGTGTTACCTGCTACATCTTTTGGCGATAACAATATTACTAATGTAGGTGATATTGCATTAGATAGTATTAGTGCAGATGGTAGTACAATTACTATTACAGGTAATACTACTTTTGCTGATGGCTCTTTTGACTTTAATATAGCTTCTCATGATGGCACAAATGGTCTTGCTTTAGGTGGTACTGTAGTAACAGCCAGTGCAGCAGAGTTAAATAAACTAGATGGTGTAACTGCGACAACTGCTGAACTAAATATATTAGCAGGAGGAACTTCAGCTACTTCAACGACTGTAGCAGATGCAGATCGTGTTGTAATAAATGATAATGGTACAATGGTACAAGTTGCTGTTACAGACCTTGCTGAATACTTTGATGATGAAATTACAGCAATGCCAAATCTTGTTAGCACAGGTGCTCTTGACTCTGGATCTATTACATCTGGTTTTGGTACTATTAACACTGGCTCTAGTACAATTACCACTACAGGAGCTATTACAGGTGGTAATCTTATAGTATCTGATGGAGGTAATATAGGTTCATCTAGTGATACAGATGCAATATCAATTGCTTCTGGTGGTAATGTTACTATGAGTCAAGACTTAATAGTTACAGGCGATTTAACTGTTAGTGGTACAACCACTACAGTAAACAGTACTACAGTTACAATAGACGATCCTGTTTTTACTATTGGAGGTGATACAGCCCCTGGATCAGATGACAACAAAGATCGTGGTATAGAGTTTAGATACCACACAGGTTCTGCTGCTAAAGTAGGATTTTTTGGTTTTGATGACAGTGCAGGTAAATTTACATTTATACCAGATGCAACAAACAATAGTGAGGTTTTTTCAGGCACAGCAGGAACGATTGTAGCCAATCTTGAGGGGGCTGTTACGGGAAATGCTTCAACTGCTACAACATTAGCAACTGCTAGATCTATAGCAGGTCAGTCTTTTGATGGTTCTGCTGATATAAACATTGCACCTACAGATTTAACAAGTGTAACTGCCGATGCTAGTGAATTAAATATTCTGGATGGTACTACTTCTGCCACAGCAACTGACCTTGCAGATGCTGACAGAGTTGTTGTAAACGATGCAGGAACTATGAAGCAAGTAGCTCTTACTGACTTTGAGACTTACTTTGAAGGAGCTTTAGACACACTTAGTAATGTAACAACAGTTGGTGCTCTTAACAGTGGTAGCATAACAAGTGGCTTTGGAGCTATAGATAATGGCTCAAGTAACATTACTACATCAGGTACTATACAGTTTGGTAATCTATCAGATGGTACAGTGTCAGTTACTGATATTGCAGATGAGGACGACTTTAGTAGTAACAGTGCAACTAAACTTGCAACACAACAATCTATTAAAGCTTATGTAGATAGTACAGCAGGTCAAGCCAACAACGTTACAGGTCTTAATGCTACAGGTCCAGAGCTTAACGCAGTGGCAGATTTTACTGCCGTAAGTGTTGATACAAGTACAGCTATAGCTAATAACGATGCTATACTAATGTTTGATAACGGTAATGAAATAGGTTATCGTGACGTAGATTTGCTTGATGATTATTATGCAAGCACAACTAAAACTCTAACAAACAAAACTCTTACATCTCCTGTTGTAACTGGGCTACATCTTAACGACTCAGGCTTTACTGTAGAAGGTTCTAGTGCAGATGATAACGAAACTACAGTCAGTTTTACAAACCCAACCGCTGATCGTACTGTTACTTTTGGTGATGTTACTGGTACTGTTATTGTCGGTAATCTTGCAGGTGGGGTAGATCAAAATTTAGATATTACACTTTCAAATGGTAGAATGGTATCATTTGGTGCAGGTAGTGCAGGTACAGCAAATGCGGTAAAAAGTAATTCTGTAACGGGTCTTGTATTTGCAGCAGGTGGTACTAGCAATGACATTCTTACAGTCAACAGCACTTTTGGTACGTTATTAAAAAACGGTAAATCATATGGCTATTTTGACAGTACAGGTAATTATGCTACTCTTTTATCTGCTACAGATGCTACAGCAACAAGAACAATTACGTTTCCTGATGACACAGGCACTGTAGCTTTAACAAAAGATGTAGCCTCAACAGGAAAAGCTATTGCTATGGCAATGGTATTTGGATAATAAAGGAGTTATTAAATGGCAAATCCAAATGTAGTTGCAGTAAGTAGTATTCAAGCTCAAACAGTGCTAGATGCTGACGTTGCTGCAAGCGCAGTTAGTTTACTAACGTGTGCATCAAATAAATTATGTAAAATTAATTCGTTAATTATAGCTAATATAGATGGCACTAACTCTGCTGATATAGATGTATATATTACACGATCAAGTGTAGACTACTATATAGCTAAAGGTATTACAGTTGCAGCAGGTAGTACTTTACTTCCTATTGATAAAAACATGGGATTATACTTAAATGAAAGCGACATATTAAAAATACAAGCAAGTGCAGCAGGAGACTTGTCTGCTGTTCTTTCATATGAAGAAATAGATGACGCTTAATAGAAAGTAGCTTAATGAAAGCTTTTGGTAATATTGCGAAAGATGGTCAGGTCAGGGCGGTAGCTTCTGGGGCTTTGACTGATGGATCTCCTGTTGTTGTTAATGCTGATGGAACTGTAAGTCTTATTACTGGAGGAGATGTAAGTCAAGCAGTCGGATCTGCGGCAATTTTTGAAACTGGTGCGACAGATTTGAATTCGATTGCATACGATACTAATGCACAAAAAGTAGTTATTGCTTATAAAGACAGTGGTAATTCATCACAAGGGACAGCAGTGGTTGGTACTGTAAGTGGAACAAGTATATCTTTTGGAAGTCCAGAAGTTTTTGAAACTGGTAACACCAGTGATATTAACATAGTTTATGATGAGAACGCTCAAAAAGTAGTAATTTTTTATAGAGATGGTGGAAACTCTAGTAGGGGTACTGCTATTGTAGGTACTGTAAGTGGAACAAGCATATCTTTTGGAAGTCCAGAAGTTTTTAACACCGTAAACACTACTCCGATAACTGCTGTTTATGATGTCAATGCTCAAAAAACTGCAGTTGGGTGGTATGATACTGTAAGCGGTGAATTTGAAACAATAGTAGGAACTGTATCTGGAACATCAATTAGCTTTGGTACAATGGTAACGGCTTATAGTGGTAGACCCGATGAACTGGGAGCAACTTATGATGCTAATGCACAAAAAGTAGTGTTTGTTTATAAAGATGTTGGTAATTCTAATTACGGAACTGCTATTGTTGGAACTATAAGTGGTACATCTATTAGTTTTGGGGCTTCGGCTGTATATAATACTGGAGATAGCCGTAATAATAGAGCCGCCTATGACAGTAATGCACAAAAGGTAGTCGTTGCTTATAAAGATAGTGGCAATTCTAGTAAAGGAACGGCTATAGTAGGAACGATAAGCGGAACAGATATTACTTTTGGTACAGAAGTGGTATTTAACAATGCATCTACTAATAGACTTGGCATGACATATGACGCAAATGCTCAAAAAATAGTAATTGCTTATGTAGATGGGAGTAATTCTAATTATGGAGCAGCAATAAGTGGAGTAGTCAGTGGTACATCTATTACATTTGACACTAAGGCTACGTTTGAAAATGCAGAAATTGATTACCCTGCCTGTGTATTTGATAGTTCTGAAAATAAAGTTGCAATTGCTTATGCTGATGAGGGTAACAGTTCTCAGGGAACATCAGTGATCTTCCAAGCAGGATTTAATAATCTAACTTTAACTTCAGAAAACTTCATAGGTTTCTCAGACGGTGCATTTGCAGACACTGGCAGTGCAGCAATAAACACAACTAACACAGTAGACAGAAACCAAAGTGGCCTCACAGCAGGGCAAACTTATTTTGTACAAACAAACGGCACACTTGGAACAACAGCAGCAGACCCCTCAGTAACAGCAGGAACTGCTATATCAGCTACTGAACTAATAGTGAAAGGTTAAATAATGAAGACTATTGTAGAAACATCAACTAAGTTAAGTAAATTTTTGTTAGAGGATAATGTTGAAGTAGTTTCAACTACTGCAAAAATTACGGTTGGAAATCCAGACGCAAGTAACCCTGCGTATATAATTGCTTGCCACTCAAGCCAAGACACCACAATTTATGAAAACGTAACTAATGCACCTAGTGATTGGTTTGGTAACAAGTATACCTTTGACGGTACAACTTGGGCAGCTAACCCTGATTGGGTAGAGCCTGAAGAAGAAGAGTAGGACTCAACATGCGTATCATTGGTAACGATCCAAGTATACCAAGACAGGAACACGCTGTAGCTTCTGGTGCTTTGACTGATGGTAAAGCTGTTACTGTGAACGCAGATGGGACTGTAAGCGTTATAAGTGAAAGCTCCGTAACTCAAGCTATTGGAAGTGCTGTAACTTTTGAATCTGCAAGAGTTACTTATATTTCTTCTACATTTGATTCAAACGTAAACAGAGTCGTTATTGTTTATGCAGACAGAGATAACGGTTTTTATCTCACATATGTTGTAGGGACTGTTAGTTCTAACTCCATAAGTTTTGGTACACCTGGAGTTATTAGTAGTACAGAAGGTAGCTATGCTGCTGTAACTTTTGACTCAAATGCTAATAAAGTTGTAATTACTTGGAATAATGGAACTAGACCTAGGGCTGTTGTTGGTACTGTAGATGCTTCAGATAACTCAATGACTTTTGGTTCAGAAATAAACATTACCTCTGGTAGTGGACAATCAGGCTACAACGCTATTGCATTTGACTCTAGCACTAATAAAGTTGTTATAGCTTTTCGGGATGGGTCAGCTAGTAATTATGGAAGGGCTGTGGTAGGAACTGTTTCTGGTACATCTATAAGTGTTGGAAGTGAAGTTTATTTTGCTAATAGTCAAAACACTGCATACATTTGTATAGCTTTTGATTCAAACGTTAACAGAATTGTTATTGGGTGGGGAGATTCCACTAATCAAAAAGGAAAAGCAATTGTTGGCGAAGTTAGTGGAACGTCAATAACTTTTGGTACAGAAGCTATATATAATAATGCAGGGGTAGCAAAGTTTCAGTGTTCAGTATTTGACAGTACCAATAATAAAGTAGCTATTTTCCATCACGATAACGGCAACTCTGATTATGGTACAGCCGTTGTTGGCACAGTTGATTCTTCAGACGATTCCATAAGTTTTGGTACGGCAGTAATTTTTAATGAAGCAACAACAAATAACACTCCTAATCGTGATGGTCAGGCTGTTTATGATACTAGTGCAAAAAAGATAGTTTTTACTTACATGGATAGAAGTGGTGGTGGAACTAAAGGACCTGGAACTTTAAAAGTTGCAGAAATAAGTGGAACAACAATAAGTTTTGATAGTGCTGTTACTTATGAATCTGGTGATACTGAGTCCACGACAACTACATTTGATAGTAATTCTAATAAAGTCGTGATTGCTTTTGAAGATGACGGAGATAGTGAGCATGGAAAAGGTATCGTGTTTCAGGTAGGCTACACCGCTACAACCCTTACGTCAGAAAACTACATAGGCATAACTCGTTCTGGTGCTGCTTCTGGTGCAGGGGCTATCATAAACACGCAAGGTGCAATAGCTGACAACCTCTCAGGGCTGACAGCAGGGCAAAGCTACTTTGTCCAGACTGATGGCACACTAAGTACAACAGCGGCTAGTCCTAGCGTCTTTGCAGGTACAGCTGTATCGGCAACAAAGTTAATAGTGAAAGGGTAACTATGCTAAAACGTATAGGTGCTGAAGAGAGTGGTGAGTTTAAAGCAGTAGCGAGTGGCACACTGCCAAGCGGTAAGCCAGTGGTGATCAATTCAAATGGGACTGTGAGTGTTATAAGTAAGACTTCTGCTTCTGAATCTGTAGGTACTCCTGTTAATATAACAGGATCACAACTAACAAGACCTGCCGTAGCTTACGATGCTAATGCCCAGAAAGTTGTTATTGCTTATAGAGATAATGGTAACTCTAATCAGGGTTATGCCATAGTAGGAACAGTGAGCGGAACATCTATTAGCTTTGGTACACCTGCACAATTTGATTCAGCTTATTCAGATCTAGTTGATATTACTTATAACAGCACCGCCCAAAAGGTTGTTATTTCATATCAGAATGTAAATAATGGTTATGGCTATGGTGTTGTAGGTACAGTAAGCGGTACAAGTATTAGTTTTGGTACACCTGTTATTTTCAAAACTGCTGCATTACAAAATCTTACAAGAATTGCATATCACTCTGCAAAAAACAGAGTGGGAATAATATATAAAAATTCTTCAGCAAGTGATAATGGAGAAATTGTTATTGGTGAAGTTAGTGGTACATCTTTAACTTTTGGTAGTTCAGTTACTTTTGAAAGTGGATTATTTAATGATGGTGACATTGTTTATGACGCTAGTGCTGAAAGATTTGTAACTGCTCACAAAGATGAGAATACTTCTAATAATGGTTTTTGTTGTGTTATATCTGTCGGTGGAACAGGGGATTTAGTTCCAACTGTAAATACTAGGCAATCTTTCAATGGTAGTTCAGCGGCTGTAAGAATATCTGCTGCTTACGATTCAAGCAATCAAAAGGTAGTAATTTCATTTGCAGACGGTGCTGATGGAAATAAAGGGACTGCAATTGTTGCTACAATAGGTTCAACCTCTGCAACGTTTGGAACAAAAGCTCAGTTTACATCAAGCAATATTTCGGATGGAGTGACTTCAACTACTTATGACAGTGGTGCAGGGAAAGTAGTAATTTCTTATAGAGATCGGAGTAACTCTGATAGTGGTACTGTAGTAAGTGGGGCAGTGAGTGGTACAAGTATTTCTTTTGATACTCCTGCGGCTTTTGACACAAACACAATAGGTCAAATACATAATGCCTATGATTCTAACGCTCAAAAAGTTGTAATTGTTTATTATGATGACACTACTTCTGAAGGTCAAGCCGTTATTTTTCAGACAGGCTACACCGCTACAACCCTCACATCAGAGAATTACATTGGTGTGTCTACAGGTGGCGCTGTAGCTGACACAAAGGGTGCAACTATAGGCACGAAAGGTAGTGTCGCAGAGATAGTGCAAGCTCCATACGATATTGTTAATTCAACCTACAATAGTGTATCATTAGATATTTCTGGGCAAGGCCCATCTCCTACAGATATAGATATAAGTCCAGATGGTACTCGTTTATTTGTATTAGATAACAACCAAGATGATGTTAATCAATATAATTTGTCTACTGCCTTTGATTTATCTACAGCAACATACAGTGGGTATTTTCATTATGTTAGATCACAAGAAGGTTCTCCAAATGGACTTACGTTTAACCCATCAGGCACTATTATGGTTATTGTTGGTTCGTCAGGTGATGAAATAAATAGGTATAGTTTATCTACAGGGTTTGATTTAAATTCAACTATAACCCTTTTAGACACTACTTCCGTTTCTTCACAAACAGGTAATCCGCAAGGCATTAGGTTTAATAATGACGGTTCAAAGGTATTTGTTGCTGCTAATGATAATGACGAAATTTATGAATATGATTTATCAACTGCTTATGATACATCAGCCAGTTCTTTAAGTTATAACAACGTAGCTTTAAGTGGATCTGGAACATTCTCTGTACCTTTGGGTTTAACATTTAATGACGATGGAACAAAACTTTTTGTTGTAGATGGGGGTCTTGAGGGGTTGTTTCAATATAATTTGTCTACTGCTTTTGATTTATCTTCCGCTTCTTATTCTGGTATAAGTAAAGATTTTTTAACACAGGTAAGTGATAACGCTATAACAGGGGCTGTATTTAGTGCTGATGGAACAAAACTTTATGCAACAGGTGGTGCTACAGACAGTGTGTATGAATTTGATACTCCATCTTCTCTTACAGCAGGTCAAAGCGTTTATGTAACAAGTGATGGAAGTTTTAGTTTAACAGCAGATAGCCCAAGTGTACTGGCAGGAACTACTATCTCTGCAACAAAGTTATTAGTAAAGACTTGACAAATAAGGACTTATGAGTTAAAATATGAGTGACATCAAACTAACCCCAGAAGAAGTAGAGACAATGCTAGACAACGCAGCTAGGCGTGGTGCTAAAGAGGCACTACGTTCTATTGGTCTACTTGACGATGACGCTGCCAGAGATATTATAGAGATGAGAAGTTTGCTAGAGGCATGGCGTGACACACGTAAGTCTGTCTGGTCAACTGTAGTTAAAGTAACCACTGTCGCACTGCTTACATTTATTGCAGGTGCAGTGTGGATGACAATGGGTAAATAAGGAATAAGATATGGTTAAAAATTTAAATGCTAAAAAACTTTCAATGGGAGGAATTGCAAAGCCTATGCTTAGACCATCAGGAAATAAATTTGGCGGTTTTAAACCAGAGGCAATGCAAAGAATTGCACAAAATCTTGGATACTCTGGAGACATTTCTGGTTTTAGTAGTTATTTAAACAATAACCCAAACAAAAATCAAATGATGAATATGTACACACAACGTGCAAAACAAATGGCAGAAGGAGGTGCTGTTACAGATGAACCTCCTGAATCTGATCCTGCTGCAGGACTAGAACAACAAGATCCTCGTGCTCTTACACAACAATTCATACCTCAACAACCTGATTTAACAGGTAAAGATTTAGTAGAGGTACAAGCTAACTTAGCTAAAACTCCAGGTTTACCTGAAGGTGCAACAGTAGTTCCTGTTGGAACACAAATAACAGAAGATCAACTTTTAGATCCTAACTCTGGTCAATTAGAAGATCCAACAAATGTTCCTACCACAACTGCGGATATTTATCAGGCAGAAGACCCCACAGTAACTGACGCAAATTTAGCAGGAGTAACAGAGTATGCAGGTAAAGTTGAAGAAGCATTAGATGAAGTTGACGCAGCACAACAAGAAGAGGTTTCTGAGATTGAAGCCGCACAGCAAGAAGAAAGCTCTTTATCTAAACTAAAATCTGCACAAGGTACTGGCATTGCTATGGATAACCCTGTGCAAAGGGAAATCCAAGACGGTGAACTTATTTCTGGTGAAGCTAATGCAGAAAAAGCTGCTGCATTTACCGAACAAATTGAAGCTGCTACAGCAGAACCTTCTACTAAAGCTACCGTACAAGGTCAACTAGAAGGACTCATGGATCAGTTTGAAGATGGTAAAACACCTTCATGGGCAGCAGGATCAATGAGAGCAGCTATGGCAAGTCTTGCTGCAAGAGGTTTGGGTGCTTCTTCTATGGCAGGACAAGCAGTTATACAAGCCGCTATGGAAGCAGCATTACCTATTGCTCAAATAGATGCGGCTACACAGGCAAGTTTTGAATCTCAGAATTTATCTAATAGACAACAACGTGCAATGCTTGCTGCAGAACAACGTGCATCTTTTATGCAACAAGAGTTTGATCAGGCTTTTCAAGCTCGTGTAGCTAACTCTGCTCGTATTGGTGATGTTGCTAACATGAACTTCACGGCTGAACAACAAGTAGCTTTAGAAAATTCACGCATTGCAAACACAATGAATTTACAAAACTTGTCTAATCAACAAGCATTAATAATGGCAGAAGCTGCAGCATTAGCCAATTTAGATATGGCTAATTTAAACAACCGTCAGCAAGCTGCAGTTCAAAATGCACAAAACTTTTTGCAGATGGATTTAGCTAATTTATCTAATCAACAACAAACGGAAATGTTTAAAGCTGAGTCACGTATACAATCTTTGTTTACTGATCAAGCTGCATTAAATGCAGCAGAACAATTTAATGCAAGTTCTCAAAATCAAGTCGATCAATTTTTTGCAAGTTTAAAATCTACAACTTCTCAGTTTAATACATCACAAAGTAATGCACAAGCACAATTTAATGCAGGTGAAACTAACGTAGTTGAACGTTTTAATGCAGAAATTAATAATCAACGTGATCAATTTAATGCTCAAAATCGTTTACTTATTGATCAGGCAAACGCAACATGGCGTAGAGAAGTAGCAACAGCTGATACAGCCGCAGTTAATCGTGCTAATGAAATAAATGCTCAAGCATTACTAGGTTATTCTCAAACTGCATATAATAACTTATGGCAATTCTACGGTGACAATATGGAATGGGCATGGACATCTGCTGAAAATGAACGAGGTCGTATTGCTAATATGGCATTAGCTCAATTACAAGCAGATAAAGCCTATGACCTTGCAAAACTAGAAGGTGACTTTCAATCATCTGCAGGGTTTGGGGATTTTATAGGTAAATTATTTACGTCAGATTTAAGCACCAGTTTAGGTGGGAGTATTTTAGGTGACGTATTTGGAATAGGATAATAGAATGTATAATGTAGGATTTCAAGCTATGAATAACTTGGCTATGCCAAAAGAAAAGCAACCAAAAAAAGAACAAAGTACGGGACTGTTAGCACGTAATGTTAACAATACTCCCAACACAGAAGAGGAAGATGTTAGGCAACGTGTTGCACGTTATACTAATGAAATACGTAAAGCAAGAATGGAATTAAAAAATGGTTGAAACTGTAGGTCCAATGTTAGATGCTCCTATAGCAGGACAGTCACTTACAGCAGAGGTAGGTAATAGACCTTGGCAAAATCCTCCACAGTATAGTACTGTCGAAGAAGCATTAGAATACTATATTCCTCGTATAACTAATCCAGATATGTTAAACAATTTATTTGACGTTATGGAAAGTGGAATACCTCTTACAACTATAGCTAATGCTATGCAAACTGCAGGGGCAATGGAGGGTAAACATACTTTAGATGTAGGTATACTAATACTACCTATATTAATTGAGACTATGGCTTATCTAGCAGATGAATCCGATATAGAATATGATGCAGGGTCTAGTGTAGATATGAAAAAAGATACACCTACAGATGCTTCAATTGCTCGTGCTATTAATAAAGTACGTAAAAGACAAGGCGAAGAAACTAAAGAAGAAATGTTACCAGAAGAAAACATGGTAGAAGAACTTAATACCGAAGAGGAACTTACTGGTGGATTAATGTCTAGGAGAGCAACAAATGGGATTTAATTTTGGAGCATTTATAGGTGGTATGAGCCAAGGTGCAGCGAAAGGTATGCGTGAAAATGAAGAACGACAGTTTAGATTTGACATGCTTGCAGAAGAAGAGGCAACTAAACTACGTTTACAACGTTCTGCAGAAAGACGTGCAGAAAATAAACTCAGTGAAGAAAATGTAAATATGCTTAAATCCCTTGGATTCACAGATGCACAATCTAGTTGGATTTTAAAAGGAGGTTCTAGCACAGTAGCTTTGTATAGTGACTTTGCAACTCAAGCTCTATCTAAAGGAATTGACCCTAGCACTATATTAGATAGCTCTCTTATACACTCAGATCAACAAGACCCACGTAATGAGTCAGCACTTTTGACTGTTAATAGAGAAGTTGATGAGTCAGCAGATATATACGAACTTCAAACAGGTGTGCTTGGTGAGATATTAGGTGAAGGTAAAAAGAAACCTAAAGAATATGCTACACTACAGGCAGGTCATTCTGCTGCTGTATCTCGTTTAATAGATGCAAAAACAAAGTATGGCAAAGGTAGTAAAGAATATTTAGCAGAAGAAAGTGTTCTAAATGATTGGAAGCAACGAATTAAAGATGCAGCAGCCGAAACAAAAAATCAAACAGAATGGTTTAGTATAGAGTCTCGTGGTCGAATAGTTAAGGACGCTCTATCAGAAGCACGTCAAGATTTAGATTTTACTGTAGATATGGACGGTAATATAACAAGTAAACTAGAAGGAAGAGGCGGACCTGCTGCTGTTGCAAAATTAAATGCTGCTGCAGAAATATCGGCAAGAGCAACTGTAGAAGATGGTGTTGTTGATCAAATACTATTTGATAAAGCAGAAAGATTAAAAGATGCAGCGTATACCACACTAACATCATTTGGTAGAACCGTTGTTAGTGAACAAGAAGATAAAACCTTAAAAAAATTTGGTTATTTTAAAACTCAAAAAAATGCGGATGGTACAATGTCTCCAACAGATGTTGTTACAGAAGTACAAAAAGGATTAGCAGGAGAATACAGAGTAGGTGACGTAATATTAGTTAAAGAAAAAGTTGAGGGCATTGATACTATAAGAATAAAAGTTTTTACAGGAATACTTGGTCGTGCAATAAAATTGGAAAATGGAAAAGTAATATACGATATGTTCCATGATGCAGGGGAATATACTGAAAGGAATTAATGTGGTAGAAATAAACCCATTTTTTAAACAGGATTCGGGTACTACAGTAAATCCTTTTTTTGCTCCAAAAGTAAATAAAGATTTACCCACCGTTAATGCGGAAGATATAATGTCCGACACAGAAATCTCTGTGCCGCCTATATCTATGACTGAAACAGATCTAACACAGCCACAGGTTTATGATGATATAAATGAATTAATAGATGAACCAGATGGTGTTGATGTGGATGAAGCGGAAGAAATAAAACGTGCAATAACTCCTGAACAAATTATAGACAATGCATACAGTAAATATCTATTAGAATTGTACGACACAGGCAAGCAAGAAGATATGAAAGTCTTTGCACAAAATAGACTAGATGATCTAAGAAATACAGATATATATAAAAAAGCACAGGCAGGTGACTTTGCAGCACAGCAATTAATAGAACGAATAAAAAGTAAAGACAAAGATCAAATGCTTATTAATGGTGAAGTTCCCTACACTGATGATTTAGAGGAAATGATAGAGTATCAAAAAAATAAGTTTGAAGTAAAGTATAAAAAAGATAAAGAGAAAACATTAAACTTTTTAAACAGTAGAAATGTTATTACTAGTGGACTAACAGAACAACTGTTGTTTGCTGTAGATCAGGGTATTTTATCTATACCACAATTAAATTTTATTATAGGTGCAGATGAATTGTTTTCCCCTGTAACTGTAGCGGTAGAAGTACCACATAATTTTAAAGATGTACAAGAGGCTTTGCGTAGCGGTAATTATAAAGCTGCTGCAGGACATGCAGCTATGGGTGTACTAAATACTATAGCGGCTATTCCTTTAGCCAAGGTAGCAGTAAAGGGAATCAATAAAGTTTGGGAAGCTGCAAGTGGTGGTAGTGGCGCATACAATGAAATGTTAGAGGCTGCTGCTAACGAAACTAAACGTTATGCGGAAATAAAACGTGCAGCCGCAGATACAGCAAATGAAAATAAAACCTTACGTAATAGGTTAATACTTGAGTTTGAGGAAAAGTTTAAGGTAACTATTTCTAAAGAAGATGCCGCAGGTAATTTAATAGTAGACCCACAGCTAGTCAGACAAACAGGTAAGAAAAAAGTTACAGACTATTACATTGATGATGTATTTGAAGGTAGTGACGGTAAAAGTCTTAACCTTTCAGACTACGCTATAAATGATGAGTCACTAGCTATACCTATTCTTGATCCTGAAAAGATGGATATGTTTGTATCTACTATTGTTGACTTAAAAAAATCAAACCCAGAGTTATCAAAGAAACTAGATAAAGCAGGTGGTGGTGCTTTAATAGATAGACTATTTGATGCTACATTAGAGGGTGATTTATTAGGTTCAGAAGATTTACTTGCAGCTTTAACTAAACGAGGATTATCTTTTGAAGAATATGTACTTGGTATTGTAGGTTCAGGGTCAGACGCAGGTAAATTGCTTAATCAATTATCTCAAATAAAAAGATTAAAACCCTCATCTGTAAAAGAGGCACAAGAAGCAGCAGCTAAAATAGAAACACAGAAAGCTTTTGGTAGACTATGGGCAGGTTCTGTTTTAAGAATGGAGAACATAAGGCGAGGTCTTATGGTTTCGTCTGTTGCAACTGCTGCACGTAACTTTCAATCAGGTATGATACGTGCTCCTATGGAGTCGCTTGCTGACGTTATGGACACTGCGTTGCTAACGTATGCTAAATCTAAAGAGGCAGGTGACACCACAGCTAAAGCAATAGGTAAGTTTGCCAGTTCTGTTAATCCATTAGTGCGTGATGGTACATGGTCAGGGTCTATGAACAACTTACGTTATATGTTTATGGATCAAACTCGTGCTCAACAATTTACAGATTATATTTTAGATAGACCTGAACTAGCAGAGCAGTTTAGTAGAATGTATAGCAGTATACAGGAAATCCAAAAGTATACTGGTAAAGGTCAGGCAGTAACTAAAGTAGGCAAAGGTGTTGATGAAGTAACCTCACGCATGGAAGACTTTGTATGGGCAGTTAATACACCTAACCGTTGGCAAGAACATATCATACGTAGAGCTACATTTCTAGGTGAACTAGAACGTCAGGTAAAAGTAAACTGGGATATGAATTTACAGACCGCCTTAAAAGAGGGTAAGATACAGGACATGTTGAATGACGCTGCAACTGTACGTCCTGAAGGTGGTACTTCTTTTTTAAATATGGTCGAACAGGCTACCAATAAAGCACTAGATGTTACGTATGCTAAACAACCAGACTTTGCGCCATTTAAAGCAATGACAAATGGTATTACTAAATCTGGTCTTACGGTTATAATACCATTTCCAAGATTTATGTTTAACTCTATGGAATATCTAGCTCAAAATACAGGTGGGGCTTTGTTACCTGTTATAAGAAGAGCCATATCAAAAGATGCTCGTGGACCTTTAAGTGCAAGAGATAGACAAGATATAACACGTAACCTAGTAGGTGCTGCCACATTGAAAGCAGTGTATGATGTAAGACAAGCATATGGTACAAATGATTATACTGTGTATGCTAATGAAGGACAACAGGTAGATATATCTGCACAATATCCTATGAGACAAATGGGATGGATGACTGAAGCGTATGATAGATACATGGACGGTACGTTTGAAACTTGGTACGGAACACAAGTAGATGAAATGATGGAGACATGGCTAGGCACTAATGCCCGTACAGGAACTGGTAATATTTTTATTGAGGAAGTTCGTGAAATGATTGCAGGTAGCCAAGACATTGTAGCAGAAGATCAAAGGGCAAAAGCACTTGGTCGTGTATTTGGTCAATACGCCAATACATTTCTTACCCCATTGTTTCAAATACCAGAGGCTCAACGTGCATTAGGAATACGTGGCACAGAAGCAAAAGATTTTAAGGGAAGTGTTGATATAGGTGAGTCTACATTTGTAAATTCATTATATGAACAAATGGCACAACGTGGTATGGCTGCACCATCATTTGAAGAAGAGCTACCACAACGTGTAGATGTAATCAAAGGCCCAAAGGAACGTCCTGATGCAGCTTCACGACTAGCACTTGGTTTAACTATTACTGAAAAAGATGATGACGTTACTGACTACCTAAAAGAAATAGGATTTGCTGATGCAACATATGAACTTGGTAGTAAGTCAAGGATACCCGAAAATAAAATAGCAGAGAATGAATACATAAGTATGTACCTTCCAATGCTAGTAGAGATAGCAAAAGAAATAGCCAGTGAAGAACCAACTAAAAAAGAAGAACATTTAATGGCACGTAAGATTGTAAAAGAAACCGCAATTGCATTACGTGAAGAGTTTAATGACCCTCAATTTGGAAATGCAGATCAACAAGCTATAGTCGCTGATCAATTAAGAAGGTTAGATGCCGATAGTAGAAAGTATGGAGTTATGAGATTTAAACAACAAAACAATGGGAGGCTTCCTGATATAGAATCTCTTGAAGATTTAATAGAGTTACTGGAATACTCAAAAGAAGACATGGGATTGTTTTAATACACAAAGGGGAGCATTTAGCTCCCCATTTTTTTTTACCTAGTGTCTCCACTTCCACCCAGTGTTCCCTTGGCTTTACGTTTATCTAGCTTGATTAAGTTCTGTG